CCATGTAGGCAAGAGTGCAATACATACTTTTGTGAAAGTAATTGGTATTGATTATTCAATGACCACCCCTGCCGTCACCCTGATCGACGGCGACCAAGCCACTTGTTGGTATCTGACATCGGTTCGAAAGCATCAGACCACGCATGTCTTCAAGAATATCACTTGTATCGGTGACATCTACCCCGACTTTCTCGTTCCCGAGCAAAGATACGATTTGATTTCTGATTGGGCACTCTCTAAATGCGGGGATGTGAGTGCGCTCGTCATAGAGGACTATGCAATGGGTGCCAAGGGCAAGGTCTTTCATATTGGCGAGAACTGCGGTCTTCTGAAGCATAAGTTATGGAAGAACGGCATTCGATTTGAAACCATCACGCCAACGGCATTGAAGAAATTTGCGACAGGAAAAGGCAATTCCGACAAGTGCATGATGCATGCGGCATTCTTGGAATTGACGGGAATCAATTTGATGAAGGAAATGGACAAGGAGAGCAAGGACTGCGGAAGTCCTGTGTCAGACATCGTTGACTCTTACTACCTTGCTAGGTATATTCTTAAGAAGCAATCACCGTGTTGACGATATCAGGAAATGCATCCTGAACCAACTTCTTGTTGATTGTATATCTCTTTGTGAAAGACTTCCCGAACAATTCCTTCAGAAGAAGAGTCTCGTCTTGATTCAAAGCCTCAAGCATCTGAATCAGAAGGACATCTTTTCTTTCTTTCGGAAGATTGTAAGACTCCTTGAAGATGTAAAGCCTGCGAACCTCATTGAAGAGATTTGCAATGCTCAATCCTTCAGGGGCTTCATCTACGGTGAACGGAGGAAGGTCTTCCCGATACCACTTGGAGTTATCGAAAAGGGCATAATGAAGAATTTGCTTCAGTCCAAGAGAACTATGCTCTCGGAGCATTTTGATCTTTTCTTCACGGGTATCTGATTGCGAAATTTTTTTCAGAATTTCAGGAATTGTCAATGTTGCTGGCATAATGAACCTCTTGATGTATTTAGCAGACTTGACATTAGATGAAACATGGTGTATAATCCTTTTTAATTGCAACCCGCCGTGGGTTGCTTCTAACAGAGTTCCTTAACAAAAGGAAACAAATGAAGGTTTGGCTACTTGATGAAAAGAAGACTGCTACCGTCCGCAAGGTTGAGACTCACCCGAATTGGGGCAAGCAGTTGCTTGTGACCACTCACAGCGATGAGTGGGGCCCCGAGACTTTTTGGGTGAAAGAAGAAAATGTTCAGGAGTTAAATGACAATGGCGACGAGTAATTCAAAGAAAACAGTTCGAAAGGTTCGTGGCGTAAAGTCGGTCAAGACGGAAAAGCCATATGTAGAGCCGCTTGTTGCTCCCGATGCAACGCCGATATACTTCACCACCACTCCACCAAATCCGCAAATGAAGTCCCCTGTTTACAGTATGAAGTGTTGGGCAGGAGACTACAAGGCAAGTTCGTGGCTTGGTCTTGGTTGGACGATCTTCAAGCACAGAGTGTGGCACCTGTGCTATGATGGCAAGTTCCAAGACTGACAACCATGAACATATTCGTAGTTGACGAAGACCCGCATCAAGCGGCACATGACTTGTGCGACAAGCATGTAGTCAAGATGATCGTGGAATCAGCACAGATGCTGTCCACGACTCATCGTGTTCTTGATGGCACACCAACCGTCAGAACTACGAAAAGCAATCGCAAGATCAAGCATTGGGTGCATCCCGACACAGAGTGGGATCGGGTTCTATGCTTGCCGACGATGGTAAACCACCCATGCACGGTATGGGCGATGAAAAGCGATTCAAACTATCTGTGGCTTTGGGGGCACGGTATCGGTCTTTTGAATGAATATACCAAGCGTTATGGCAAGGTGCATTCGATGCAAAACTTGTTTGATCGCTACCTCAATTGGGTGCCAAACGGCATTACAGACGGCGGCTTGACACCCTTTGCACAAGCCATGCCCGAAAAGTATCGGTGCAGCAATGCAGTCCTTGCATACCGCCGCTACTACATCAATGAGAAAAAAAGGTTTGCAAAGTGGAAGAATGATGGTATACCTGTCTGGTTCAACGACAAATCGTTGTTGGAGGAAACAAGATGCTGAATGAGACATTTGCGACAATGGCTGTGAAAAAGGGCGGAACACTTCGCCCACTCATCATCACATTGCCCAAGGAAAAGTTCTACCGTGAAAAGACCTTGGCGTTGATGAACCCGTCAATCTACAACGATAATGGGAAGTTGATCCTCAACATGAGGAGTACCAACTATATCCTATATCATTCCGAAAAAAAGTTGTTTCAGCATCAATGGGGGCCACTTGTTTACATTCACCCCGAACATGATTTGCGGTTGAGAACGGAGAATTACTTCTGTGAACTGAACGGAAGCGATCTTTCAATCAATAACTATCAATGGGTCGATACCAAACTACACGACAAGGAACCTCTTTGGGAATTTGTTGGTCTTGAAGACGCACGATTGATTCGTTGGGATGGAAAACTTTACATGACGGGTGTTCGGAGAGACACCACAACAAATGGTCAAGGCAGGATGGAACTTTGTGAAATTGATGTGCAAAAGGATGCTGTCAAGGAAATCACACGATTTCGAATTCCACCCCCACAGAACCCTGACTCATATTGTGAAAAAAACTGGATGCCTTTTATCGATCTGCCATATCACTATGTGAAATGGTGCAATCCAACGGAGATCGTCAAAGTCGATCCTGTTAGCGGAACATCCGAAACAGTCTTTTTGGGCAAGTATACGCCTTTTTTCAGAGACTTTAGAGGAGGAAGTCAGGTCATTTCATTTGATGGTGGCTATTTGGCGCTTGTTCATGAAGTGAATCTTTTCAACAACGAGGTAGGGAGAAAAGATGGAAACTACTACCATCGACTCCTGTATTGGGACAAAAACTTCAACCTTACCAAGTATTCAGATGATTTCACTTTTATGGGTGGAAGTATTGAATTTGCAGTAGGAATGTGTGAATTCAATAATGACATTCTGATTACTTTTGGATTTTTAGACAATGCATCATATGTGTTAAGAACCAACGAGGACTTGATCAAGTCGCTGCTTACATTTGAGGTGTCACAATGAATGATTACAACACATTGGTTGGACTTTTGGAAACATATCTGACGGATGTTGATAATCCAATGTTCAATTTTAAACTTGCAAAGCATTACGATGAGATGGATCATAGTGCTTCGGCAATCACCTATTACCTAAGAACTGCTGAAAGGTCTGATGATAAGGTTCTTCAATATTCTGCTCTAATTGCTGCTGCAAATTGCTATGAGAAGGAGGGCTTTAGAAATTTCACGGTGAAAAGCATCATGAGGAACGCCATATTCATCGATATGGAAAGACCTGAAGGATATCTCTACATGGCACAGCACCATGAGCGATTGGCAAGAAATACATCAGACAAAAACGATGCGATCAAGCATTGGCATGATTGCTACTTTTACGCATCATTGGGTGCAAAATTTGCAACCAAGAATTTGCCAAGGCTTTATGTGCCAAGCAAGTATCCTGGTTATTACTCATTGATCTTCATGAAGGCAATGTCTGCATGGTGGTGTGGTTTGTGTCAGGAATCAAGAGATACATTTGACAAGTTGATGAAAGAATACGGTTCAGTCATGCATCCAGAATACATCAATGCGGTGAAAGGAAATTTGGAATTTTTCGAGAAGATGAAAAACGAAAAACAGCCTAAATAAGATACTCATCATGCCAAATTATGATTACATGTGTCAGGCTTGCAAGCATACTTTCGAAGAATTTCTTAAGATGAAGGACAATGACAAGCCTTGCAAGAAACCTTGCCCCAAGTGCGGCGAGAAGAAGGTGACGCAATACATTCCCTCTGCGCCACCTGTGATTGATCCTGTTCGTTTGGGTGTTAGAAAACCAGACAGCGGATTTCGTGAAGTAATGTCGAAGATCAAAGCGGCTCATCCAAGAGCAAAACTGAAAGACTATTGAAATGAACACAGAATCGGATGTCGTGATGGTTTCGGTGGAAGCCGAAGGAAAGGGAAGATTTTACCAATCCCCCACAAATGGGAAATGGTATCCCTCCGTCACCACGGTCGTAAATCACGAAGATGCACAGAAATGGGAGAAGTGGCGGCAGAACCCCGAAAATCTCAAGCATTCGCAGAAAGCGATCAAGCGAGGAAATGTTCTCCATGCTTTGGTCGAAGATTATCTGAAGACAGGCAAGACACCTTCTGACCTGTCGGAAAGGCTTCATTTTGATTCGATGCTACCTTTGCTGAAGAACATCGGTGAGATTTATGCCATCGAAAAGCCAATGTGGTCTGACATTCTGCGTCTTGCAGGAAGGACTGACTGCATTGCAGAGTATTGTGGAGAGCCTGCGATCATCGATTTCAAGACAGCATCTAAGGAAAAGAAGAGG